AGTGGGTAACGTTGGTTGGCAAACTGGTATCCCAACAGTTACTGGAACACAGACAAATCCGGTGGTATCAAGTTTAAGTTATATTTTAATCAACGGAACAAACGTTTCTATCACTGGCGGTTCGAATGTAACAACAATTGCAGCACAAATTAATTCTGCAAGTGTTACAGGTATTCTTGCTCGTGTTTCGAACGGACAGTTAATAATTACAGCGAATTCTGCTGCAACAAATTCTGCAGCAAATATTCAAGCTGGAGTTGGTGGTGGCAATGCTATTTCTACTTTAGGTATTACAGCAGGAACGTATCCAGCGGCCGCAACTAGCATAGCTCCATATTTCAGTGTGCCAGTCTGGCAGAGCAATGCTGCTCCTACTGGAAGTGTGTGGCAAAAAGCCAGTGCTTTGGGCAACGGCGAAAATATGGCTCTTAAAGAGTTTAATAGTTCGACATTGGCTTGGAATCCTTTAACAGTTAACAGCTATGCAAATGTATTCGCAGCAACGTTTGGACTAGATCCAACAGGAGGCGGTTCTAATATTATCGAGGGCACTGCATTTAATCAGTACAATCCTAATGAAAATGATACACTAGCAAATCAAATTTGGTATCGTAAAAATACTGGGGCAACAATTTTAACTGGAAATACCACTTCTCCTGTGGTACCAGGAGTAGGTGCAGCATTCACAATTCAAACAAGAGCAAATGCTAGTTTATCTACTGTAACCACTGTTTCAGTGACTGTGTCAACAGGAACAATTAATGGATTAATCCAAGCTATTGCCAGTGCTTGCGGAACTGCAGGAGTCACTGACGTTGTTGGCGGAGTAGATTCAAGCGGCGCATTTACTATCACTCACCAAAAGGGTGGAGATATGGTTCTGACAGATGGGGCTCAAACTCCATTGGCCAATGTTGCAATAGTAGCTGGAGCAACCAATGTTTATGCCTCTCCGGCAAATGCCAGCGTGCTAATTGGCACAAATTGGCAACCATTGAGCAACGAAAATACATATGACAAAGCATATACGGCTGCAATAACACAACCGTATGATGCTCCTGCTAGCGGAACATTATGGTATTACAATACACCAAGTCGTGTAGATATCATGGTAAGTAACGGAAGCGCATGGTTGGGATATCAGAATCTAAGCAGCGACATTCGTGGTTATAATTTAACACAAACAAATCCAAACGGACCAATTATTTCTACATCGCAGCCCACAAAACAAGACGATAGTACACCATTAGTACTAGGAGATTTATGGTTAGATTCTAGCGATTTAGAAAACTATCCAAAACTATACAGATATCAAAATGTGTCTGGTATTAATCAGTGGGTGTTAATTGATAACACTGATAGCGTAAGTCAAAATGGTATTCTATTTGCAGATGCTCGTTGGGCTCCAGATGGTGCTGTTAATACAACTGACCCAGCAACAGGCGCTATCCCAACTATCAAATCGTTGCTAACAAGCAATCACACTGATTTAGATGCACCAGATCCAGCACTATATCCTAGAGGTACATTGCTATGGAACACCCGTGCAAGCGGATACAATGTTAAGGAATATAGACCTAACTACTTTAGTCAGCAAGCATATCCATTAGACTCTGCACAAACAGAAACTGGCGCATGGGTTACAGTAAGCGGTTTTGACGTTACCGGAGTGCCAAATTTTGGTCGTAAAGCTCCACGTGGTGTAGTTGTTGCTGCATTAAAGTCCAGCATCGACAGCAGTACAGAATTGAGAGAAGACGCAAACCAGTTTAACTTAATCAGCTGCCCTGGATATCCAGAACTTATTCCTAACATGATTGCGTTGAATGAAGATCGCGATAATACAGCGTTCATCATTGGTGATTCACCAATGAGACTGCAAGCCACTGGAACAGCAATCCAAGGATGGGCACAAAATACTAGTGATGTAACCAGCACTGGCGAATACGGTTTAGCCACTGTTAACCCTTATGTGGGTGTATATTATCCACAAGGTCAAACAAATGATCTAAGTGGGACCGCAGTGGTTGTACCGTCAAGTCATGCAGTAATTCGTGCAATGATTAAGAGTGACAATATTAGCTATCCATGGTTAGCGCCTGCTGGAACACGTCGTGGTCTAATTGATAATTTAAACGCAATTGGCTACATTGATCAAGACAGCGGAAGGTTCATTAGTATTGGTGTAACACAAGGTCTTCGTGATGTTATGTACACTAATAAAATTAATCCGTTGACATTCTTGCCAGGTAATGGTCTACTAATTTACGGACAAAAGACATTAAGTTCAACTCCTAGTGCATTAGACCGCATTAATGTTGCTAGACTGGTTAACTATCTAAGACAACAATTGAATGTGATCGCAAGGCCATTTATATTTGAACCAAATGATCCAATTACTCGTAACGGTATTTTAACAGTTGTAAACAGCTTGTTAAATGACCTTGTAGCAAAACGTGGTATTACAGACTACCTAGCAGTTTGTGATTCATCAAATAACACACCAGAACGTATTGCTAGAAATGAACTTTATGTCGATGTTGCTATTCAGCCAACAAAAGATGTTGAGTTTATTTACATACCAATTAGGTTGAAAAACCCTGGTGAAATCCAAGCTGGTAATTTAGCATCAGCTTCAGCCGTAGGAACAGGAGCATAATATGGCAGTTTCATCGTTAACAAGATTTACAGTACCCTTAGGTGGTAACCAAAGTGCTACCACTCAAGGTTTATTAATGCCAAAATTAAAGTTTCGTTATCGCGTAACTTTTGAAAAATTTGGTGTAAGCAACCCTAAAACAGAAATGACCAAACAAGTTATGTCATTTGCTCGACCTCAAGTCACTTTCGATCCAGTGGAAATTCCTGTATATAACAGTCGTGTGTACATTGCAGGCCGCCCAACTTGGAACGCAGTGGCAACTACTCTCAGAGATGATGCAGGCGGCAATGTAAGTAGACTAGTTGGCGAACAGTTACAGAAACAATACGATTTTATGGAACAGGCTAGTGCAAGTTCCGGTATTGATTACAAATTTGTAACAACAATAGAAATGTTGGACGGTGCTAATGGAACAGTTGAACCCACTGTACTAGAAGCATGGCAATTGTATGGTTGTTTCTTAACAGATGTAAATTATAATGATTTAGATTATGGTAGCAATGACCCAGTAACTATTACAATGAGTATTCGTTACGATAACGCTATTCAAACAACAGGTGCAGGCGTTGGCTCTCCAGGCCTTACACAGTTTAATACAGCAGCTATCACAGGCTAATAGTTTAAACATGTATCTAAAGCCCACTTCGGTGGGCTTTTTTATTTGATAAATATTTTTATGGCCTCATTATATAATGCCGATCTAAAGCCTATCCAAGCAGGGCAATCCACTCATCCCTACGATCATGCCACACGACTATTTTTGGCAGATAATTTTAGATTAGCTCCTAAACAGAGTTTTCTTTATTATGTAGTAATTAATCTAGATCCAAGTCAGACTCAATTGGGCGGCGGTTTTTTAGGCGCTGCTTTAAGTTTTGCAGATAGATATCAAAGTTTAGAAACTGGGATGCTGGTAAAAAGTGTAGACTTGCCCAAGTTTACTGTAGATACAAAAACTTTAAATGCATATAATAGAAAAAATATTATACAGACCAACATTAAGTATGATCCAGTAGATATCAAATTTCATGATGATGCAGCAGATGTAATTACAAATTTTTGGAATGATTATTATACATATTACTACAGGGACAGTGATTACTCTACAACGGCATACGGCCAACCATACAAGTATCAACCACGAAATAAAATAGGTTGGGGTTTTTCACCGCGAAATAATTCATTGCCAAATTTTCTAAGCAGTATTAGGATTTTTAGTTTACATAATAAAAGATTCACAGAATACTATTTGGCTAATCCAATTATTACTAATTGGAGGCACGGTGAACACAGAGCAGCTGGAAGTAATGATACTTTAGAAAATAGTATGACTGTTGCATATGAAACTGTAAAATATTTTACAGGTTATGTAAATCCAGTAAGTGTTGATGGGTTTAGTTT